AGCGGAACATATTCACCCCCAAAATTTCTCGGATGATGAACTCGGACAAATCGCCAAACGCCATGTAATTGCCGCCGATTACAACATTGTCGAACGACTGATCAACAATGTATTTGTAACCGAGCAGCGTCGGACGTGAAAGCGGATCAGCAATCGATCCGGTATTCTGCGGCAGCCACAACGGACGATTCTGCGAATCTAACAAACCTTTCAGAATCTTCAGCGTTGCATCGTTGAACACCCACGTTGCCCGACTGCGATAAGACGGATCAAGCGAATGTTCAAAGTTCAGCAAGTGCGCGTAAGTGAGTCCAGCGCCAACGCTTAGATTGAGTGCGTTGTCAGTCGCAGCAGTAGCCAAACCCGTCGGCTGTGCCGTTCCTGTGCCGTTTGCAAAATACGGCGCAACTGCACGACCCAAACGCTTACCGAGAATGTTCGCAAGATACGATTGCAGATTGACCGCTTCGTCCTGTAGCAACTGAAGCGAAACCCGAATCAGTTTCGAACTGAACATGTAAGCGCTTAAGTTGCGAGCGCCGAACACAGTATCAAGTTCATTGACCTGAGTATTTTCAGCCAACAGTTCGCCAACATTTCCAGTGTCATCGTTTGTCGGGAAAGGAATCGTGTTACCGCTTCCGGTTCTCAGCAAAGTTGGGCCACCGTTTCCACCAGCGTTTGCAGCGCCAAGCAGACCGGAAAAGTCCACCATCCGTTCGGTGATCATTCCAGCAAAACCTTCCGGTACTGTGAACCCACCAGCCGCATCGGTTGCAATGCCTTGGGCGCGCATTTCCATATCGGCTTGGTGTGCAGTCAGTATTCCTCGATCCTCAGCGGTGAGATTTCTACCACGCAGAAAATTTTCATAAGCTGCGTTGTATTCTTTCGTCCCACGATGCTGAATTGCCGTAACAGGCGCGGCGACTTCAGCGGCTTGCTGTGCATGTGCAGGAATTGCCCGACCTTCAGGAACGGCGTGGAGGCGTTCAACTTTTTCGGCAGCGCCGATGCGTTGTTCCGTTTCCTCATAGTCCGCTAGCATCGCGTCCCATGTTTTGCGTTCCTCAGCCGTGAATCCGCGATCCGCTTTCACGGTCGCTTCGTGTAGAGCGCGCATGTCACTCGCGATCTTATTAAGTTTTTCTCGTAATTCTTTAAGCGTCATTTCAAATCTCCAATGTTAAAAGTGTGTTGGAAAATTTGGCCGCAACGGCGTCCGGTATATTTTCCGAGTGAGCAACGGCTCACTTTCCCGGTAATTCTGCACGACGTTCAAAATTTTCAATCTGAACGGCGCGTTTTTTTCTTTCATCCAATTCTGCTTTCGCTTGTGCGGCGAGTTCGCTTTGAATCGACTGCCAATCGTTCATGCTGCGAGCGCCAACAGTCGTATCGCGATACGCTGGGAACGTGACTGGCGAAACGTCAAACAATTCGGCAACCTTTCGGATCGTTCGAATCATTCGGCCTTCTGCATCTTCGTCCCACGAATCATTACCCGGCCCGACGATGAATCCAAAACTGGATTGATCAACGTCACCGCGTTCAATCGGCGCAAGTACCAAATCACGAATCGTTGCCGTGTCTGGCAAGTCAATTTCGTATTCCAATCCTCGATTCGTTTGTTTCAGTCGCACTGTTTTGCTGGTCGTTCGACCGAGAACAAAATTCGCGTCGTGATTGAATAGACCACGGACATCGAGCATGTCGGTATCAGTGAAAGCACCCGGCGCGATCTGTTCGCGGAACCCACCGAGATTTTCGCTGAGTGAATCAAATACCGCAGCAATGCCGCGGATAGTTGCGCCGCCATCTTCGCGCTTCCGAACTTCCACAGTTCCTTGCAGCGAACGTGCTTCGTAATTATCAGGCGTTTTCACTTTCATTTCTGATCCTCAAGTATTTCATTCACCATTTTTGCCACATCGTCGCTTGTCATTCGAACAAATATTTCATCGTCGCTTACTTGCTTCGTCAGTTGCTCGATGCGTTGCGCACAGTATTGCCGAGCATGATCGTTGGAAAGCGCCAAATTTTCAACCAAAAGCGGTTCGTGACTCTGATAAAACTCATTGATTCGACTATCGAACGACTCTTTTCCAGAATATTTTTTGACGATTCGGGCAATCGCAAGCGATTCTTTGTTGGCGAGCCGCGTCGCCGCAGCAATCAAAACCATATAGCTGCGCGACTTTTCTTCTGGTGGGTCTGTTTCGTCCGTCGAATCATCAGTTGCATCGCCTTCAGGTGGATCAGTTTCGGGCGCTGGCGCTGGCTCCGGTGGTTCCTCGCCAACAACTCCGAGGTTCAGCGGAATCAACGGATCGTCCAAACCATCAAGCGGTTTCATATCTTCGAGTGACCGAACTTCGTTGCGTGTGATCCAACCAAATTGAATCGCCTTCGCATATACTTCCGCGCGCGTTTTGATGTCGCCGCGAATCAATGCAGACACGTTGAGTTTGAACTTTAGACCACGGTCGATTTCGCCGGGTTTGAGAAGTTTGCGCGTGTATTCCTGCTCGTGGCGAATGATCCACGGCATCATCGTGTATTGAACGAAGTGCGTTCCCATCATTTCGATATTGTTGAACGTCGCTTGCCCCATCTTGTTCAAAAAGTGGAGCGGCAAACGGAACATGCGCCCGATTTCGTCCACGGAAAACTCTCTCGTTTGCAGGAATTGCGCATCTTCGGGTGGTATCGAGAACGCGGTAAACTTCGCGTCGCCATCCAACACCATCATCGAATGTGCGTTTTCACCGCCCGTTGACCGCTCCAAAGCTGCTTTGATCTTTTCTGGATCGCGTACCTTGCCCGGATATGAAATCAACCCGGAAGGCTTCGCGCCATTCGAAAAGAAACGACCCGCAAAATTTTGTTGAGCGATAGCTGATCCGAGCATTTCGCGTTGCTCGGAAACGATTGACATGCCATCGATACCGTTTCGTGTCAGCGCGGGTATGTGCAAAACATCGGCGCTCGATAACAACGTTCGACCAATGTCTAAAGATGTTTCGAAAAACAATTCTCGGTTGACTACTTTCGAACGTGTTTCAGATGGATTCAGCGGCCACAACTCAACCACGTTGCCGAGCGCGTTTCTAACGATGTATGCGTATGAGTTTCCCCATGTCAGTGTGTGCGCTTGGAGCGTGGATCGAAATGTGATCGGAACCATCATTGAATTCGGCGCGCGAAGTGTTTTCAACGAGGGGTGATTGGTGACGTTATCGCTTGAACCGTCCGGTTTCATTCGAATGAGTTTCAACGGCAATTCAGCAAGCGTGTCGGCGATGGTGTTGACAGCCGACCAAAACGCGACGATCTGAGTGACGTTTTTTTCACTGACTAAAACGCCAGTCGATGTCGGTTGTGCGCCGAACGCATGAACCAACCAGTTCGCCGGGTCGGATAAATTGGACGAAGGATTTTCCAGCGAAGCTCGTTTTTCGAACAGTGAATCAAAAATCATCGCCGCATCGCTCCAATAACTGTCAGCGCCAAGAGTGTCACGCCGCCGAGTATAGCCGCAAATTCCCATCCATAGCGACCATAAACACCAGCGACCATCGCCACAAATCCCGTAATTCCAATCGCATCGTTCATCAAATCACCATCACAGTCGGTTCCGATTCTGCATTTTCGTCCGTCAATAGCCGATTCAAGCCAAGGCAAACGGCAACCGGGCCATCGATTTTGTTTTCGTTGCGCTCTTTTCGCGGATAAATATTGTCCTTGAAGTCATGCTTCACAACCACGTTCGACACCATCCAAGTCATTATAGCGTTCCCGTCGTGGTGAAATCGACCAGCCTTCACAAGTGCTTCCCACCATTTCATTGGCTCAGAAAAATTCAACACTGTTGGGCGCACTTCAACCATGTCTAATCCTTCGTCTTCCAAATGTGCTGCCCACTGTGTCGCGTTGTGACCCGGATCATAGCAAACCTCCTGCAAATCTCTGTCGTCGCGCAACTCGATTACTTCGTCTTCGATTTGATCCATGTCAATAATATTTCCGGGCGTGACTGTTAAAAGTCCACGCCGCTGCCACCCTGAATATTGAGAATTTGATCCGTCGTGAACCGCTTGTTCTGGCAAATAGAAAGTCGGAAAACAAAACACATGCGTTTCGTCATCGATGACGCGCTTATACAATCGAACAACCGCGTTCATGTCGATTTTTGAAGCGAGGTCAACTCCGATCCATAGCATATCGGAAAAGAAATCCGTTTCTTTCATGGTTGGGTCGGCACATTTATCCCATTCACGCATGTTCATCCAAGCCGATTCGGCGTTGCACCAAACATTCAATCGCTTCGTTAGGAAATTATTCATCGATGCTGGCGATTCCTCTGCCTTCTTTGCCAGTCGTTCCATGTCGAACGGGTAAACAGAAATTCCATAATTCGGATTCGCCTTCGGCCACATCTTTCTATTCAATGCGTCATCATCTTTATCGAGCGTGTAAACCATTCCAAAAAACGTTTCATCCTTGATCACGCGCTCGAGAATTTTCACAACATACAGTCGCAACTCGTAACAGATTCCCGCCTTGTTTGTTCCTGCCGTGGTGATGTTCAGCACCAGCGGTTGTGTTCGTGAACCAGTAGCGGTTTCCAATACGTCATAAAGATCGCGTTTTTTGTGCGCGTGTAATTCGTCGTTGATGGCACAGTGAACATTTAGTCCGTCGAGTGTTTCGCCTTGCGAGTGAAGCGGTTCAAATTTCGCTGCGGTGTCTCTTATGGAGATGTTTTTCGCGTTCGTATCAACGCCGAAATGTTGTTTCAGGCCAGCGGCTTTTTCGGCCATCAGCTTTGAGTCGGCCCAAACGATTTTTGCTTGCTTGTGGGTCGTCGCGGCACTGTAGACTTCCGCACCCGCTTCACCATCGGCCATCAACATATACAGGCCAATTCCACTGAGTAATGTGGACTTCGCATTTTTTCTCGCGACTTCCAAATAGACCGTTCGAAATCGTCGGGTGTTCTGCTGCATCATCACATTGCCATCGATGTCAGTGATGGTTTCGCTGCACTTCCATCCGAAAATATTGACCACGACGAAGCATTGCCAATCTTCCAGTTCGAGTAGCAAACCTTTTTTCGCCCACTCGCCTTTTATGTGCGGCAGACATTCCAGAAATTCACACGCGCGGTTCGCTTCGTCGTTGTCCATCCAAAACGGAAACGACTTCGTTCGTTGTTTTTGTAAATCGCGAACGAATCGTTCACACGCGCGTTTGATGTAATCGCAAGCGATCTGTTTGCCAGTGATTACGTCGTCAGCATATCGGGCCGCGCGGCGGTGATGTGTTAAAACTTCGCCCACCGATTTGCGCCTGTATCATCAGCGCTGGCGACCAGCGTTGTTCGTGTTGATGGTGTCATTCCGAACTCGGCCATGATGGATCGACAAACCGATTGGGAATGTTTTAGCTGAGTCCACGACGGATTCCACATCACACCACCGCCCGTCGTTGTCAGCAACTTACCGCGCTTTGAAACGTCTGTCATCGCTTCGTGGTAATTCACCCACTCGCGGCAATATATTTCGAGCGCATCCAAATCAAGTTCGGTCAGCACCTTAATGCGCGCCAGCTTTTCTGTGACCTCATTCCATTTCGCCAACTGCAATGGTGTGAAATCTTTTGGCGCGTCCGGTTTATAAACCTTCATCGGCATCGGTTCGTGAATATTGATCGGTCGATTGCCGGGGTTTCCGTCAATCAGTTTTAACGCGGTTGGTTTTGCTTTTCGACCTTTGGCCATTTCATCACCTCAACTTTGATTATTGTATTTATTCCATCGTTCAACAATGACATCGCAGAGCGATTGATTCGATTGCCACATAACTGATTTCGAGTGTTCGATCTTTTGTTGTTGTTTGCATATACCCGGCCCCCAAAATTGCGGTGAAAAAAATTAACT